TTCACGGCTCTGGCCAGTTACGTTTATCTGCAGATCCCCGCCGATACTCTCACTGTAATCTTGGCCAGTCTGACCAACATAGCTCTCTGTGATTTTCCTAGATAAAACCTTCTTCACGGTCTGGACCCGGTTGCCGTCCACCGTACTCGTATGGTCCTTTTTAATCTGGTCTGTCCGGTTCCCGCGCACCTCGGTACTGTGATCCACCACAGTTAAGTCCGTGCGATTCATCAGCACCGTGGAACTTTTATTCTGGCCGATCGTTTCCGTATGATTGAGCGTGGTATTTTCCGTCCGGTTCTGCAGTACATTTTCAGTCATGTCCTGCTTTACCGTATGATGATGATTGCCCCCGGTCACCCCGTTCCAATCTCGGGAAACAATCCAACTGGAATCCGCGGCCGTTACGAAATTGAGATTATCGACTGCAACCATATCAATATGACCGCCAGAAGTAAGAAGAATCCCGCCCAGAGCTTCAATGCTTTTTACTCCGCCTATTTCCTCAGAACTTGATCCTTTCACCTTCCGTATCTCGCGCACCAGCTCCGCTATGGAATCCACGGCCCTGGTAATTCGTACCAGGCTGCTGTCCGTTATCCGACCATGAGTCTGGCGCGTCCAGTTTCCATCAGAATCCACGCGCTGGAGGCTTTCAGCGTCCTGCTGCCAAAGCAGTTCCCCGGTAGTGATATTAGGCAGCGAAAGACCATGCGGATAGATCTGCCGTATCAGCGGATGATCCGGACGACCATAAGCGAAACCTATTACCACCAACGTACCGGTTTCAGGAAAACCAAAACTTCCACGCTCCATGCCTGCGCTGGGAACCGGCAATGGTATATCATTATATATGGGATATGATTCATCGCGTTCACCTTCCGGAGTCAGAATCTCCACCGTCACAGCATAACGAGGCCGGAACCGCTCACTGGATCCACCCTGCGCCGGTTCATCACTTACGGCTAACACACGGGCATATCTATCCAGGTGTAACCCGCCTGATAATTCCGGAAAAATCTTAATTACCGCTTTTTTGATTACTTCACGCATTTCACTTCCATTTCGTGCCCTTTCAGTTTCAGCTGCTTCACGCGCTGACCAGTCAGCACCGCCCCCGGCCGTAAAGGTGGGATTATGGGGCAACTCTTGGATCCGTCTGCCATTACCCGTTTGAACCATTTTTCAGGAACCTGCAGCGGCCTGGTTGCCCAGCGTGAATCTGCCCATGATCCAACATAAATCTGCCCGTCTGGTTGCGGATTCCAAACATAATCCGGAATCTGGAAGACATCCCCCAGCATGGCCATACCGTGATAACCGTTCCCCAGCGTCTGGAAGAACGGAACCCGAGTAGTTGAATAGTCCCGCTCCGGAACAATGAAAACCACCCCGGTCAACTCGGTATAGTGCTCGAGCACATCTTTTAATGTGGGATGACGCAGGGCAACCGGCCAATGCTGGTCCAGAATCCCGCCCAACTCACGGCAGAAAATACGCTGCTGCAGGTTATCCACTTTATGACAGCTTTCAACATAGCCGGTAAAAAATAGACGGTCTTTGTCCTGGGAAGAATAGCCCACATAAAATTGAACCACGCCGGAAACAGATTCCGTAGCCTGCAGCTGAAAAACAGCACGGCCGGTTCCGCAAAGTTCCAGCCGTATATCCTCACTGACTAATTTGTATTCTTTGGAGCCTATGGTTAATTTCTTCCGGATCTTCATGAAACCACCTTATCTACCTGCTCAATAACCTTCTTCCAGTTCGTGTCCGGATCTTTGGTCTGCTGAACTGTGCCGGTTGCCTGACCACTTTCATTCTCCACCACAGCGGCAGCCCCTTTCTGGCGCAATTCAACCTTTTCAGGCACAGAAAGATGTTCACGTAATTTGAATGTCACAGACCAGGCACGTAAATTTTCCTGTTCTGCCCATTCCACTCGCTCACAACATTTTACCTGGGTAATTCCACCAGCATTAGCGGTCAGGTTGGCCACAGTATAAACTTTCATTTCGCCAGTGCTGTCTTTTGCTTCTAGAACCCTGATCAATTCTTGCAGCTGGGATTCCTCTTTAAATTTAATGTTCAGGGTAACACTTAGAGTTTTTGGCTTAATTCCTTTGTGGGCGGTATCAGTTCCGGAAGTCTCGCCGGATAAATCCTCTTCATAAATTTCCATGCCCCCAGTCACCTTCAGATTGTATCCAGGAACGTTGTAGTTACCCAGACGCAAAAAAGTATTCATATTCCCAGCACCTCACGCAAAACAGTCATGGCTTCAGGGGCACCAATCCAGCAACAAGTCACGGTCAAAACATGAGCGCCGTCAGTTATGGCCAGTTTGGAAAATTCGTTCCGGATCCCGCCCACGGTCCCGGTCAGGTAAGCGGCCTGCCCGGATCCGCCTGTAAAAGATCCGGCCAGCTCCGCCCAGCTCGCCGCGGCTTCAACAGCCTGGTTCTTTTTTTTAGTCATTACTTCCTGCAGCCGTGTTTCAGGTCGCTTGTTCTGGGTGTCATAACCGTGGCAATAAGCCAGTACCGAAGCCATGCCCACGTCCATGGCCTTGTTCGTGTGGTGCTGCCGTTCGTCTAATTTTTGAAATTTGGGGGAAACAAAGCCGGAACCGAAAATAAACTTTTCAGTTTCCAGCACAGCAAGATCCGCCGCCCTGCGCTGGACCAGCTGTAGGGGCACAACAGGAAATACGGAAACAAATGAATCGAGCTTTTTGGCCATGTCGGCATGGTCGTAGCCAGTGACTTGCAAGAACACGGCTGCGCATTCCCCTGCAGGTAAATTTTCATAGGGGTCGGCCAGCTTGGCCATAACCGCATCACGGCAGGAGCTGGGCGAAAGATAGGCATAATCCCCGCGCTTATCGCCCACGGGATGCACATATGGATGGATGCAAAGAAAATCGGCGGGAATGGCCAGCAGGGAATTAAGCCGGCTAATCAGGTTGGAAGCGTTGCCGGCTACGCCGGAAACTGGTGAAGGTGTGACCGGGATAAATCCAGTCACACCATTTAAACGGGACTGGGCTGCAGCGACTTCACCAGGTACGGCATTAAGAACAGGATCCGCGTCTTGTTTTATTGCTGCAGCGGGATCAGGGATTTTAAAATTAACTGTTTTCCACACTGTCATATTCCTGCAGCAGTTCCCTGCTGTGCTTGTCATGCCAGTCCCAACGCAGCAGGGAAACCAGCGGAGACAACACCCATGCCACGGTCCCTCGCTGTGCCATGATGCCGCAAACATCATCCCGGTACTGCCAGACCAGTTTGACCTTATCCCGGAGCTTTTCAGGATATTTTACGAAATCATCAGAATGAAACATACCGCTGCATACCTCGTACTGCACGGCGTGTGTAAGCTCATGCTTCAGGATTAATCCGGACACTATGGGAAGCGTGGTCCAGCCCTTGGCCCTGAGATAGAGCTTGCGGGATGGACCGTGGGCATAGCCCAACTTTTTGCGCATCTCTTCATGCGGCCAGTTCGCCGGATCTGTGCGGATGATTTTCCAGCCCGGGGGGAGATTAGCTTTCATCGACTACGCTCCCTTTACCCATAATCACCATCTTAAACACCTTAATAACTGCCTTCATGGCAATTTTTACGGCCGCAATTGTGGTTGCTGCATCAAGTGCAGCTTCAGCTGCAGCCAGTTCATCATGTGTGTGGCTGGATATTTTTCCACTGTCCACTATACGGACAGATGATTTCACCACAACCCCGGTACCGGGCATAATCATTGTGGGATTGCTATGCATTTCGGCCACAATATACGGTGCCAAGTCAGCCGCTGCCTTTATCTTTTCTGCATGGGTCATCTTGCTCACATCAAACATTTTATGCTCCCAGTTTCCAGGTATCAATTCGAACTTCTGCTACAAGAGCCTTAATTCCCTTAGCCAAATCTTTCAGGCCCATGGCGATACTGCGGAAAGCAGGTTTCGCCTTCCTGACTGATTTCATATAGATATAATCTGGACTGTCAGGATCAGTATCGGTCCCAATGCTTATTTCTGCGATTGACAACTCTTCAAAATCATTCGCTGTAAATGAACTATCTGCATCACCTGTTGCGGCTACTAGTTTGGGTATTTTGTGAGCTTTTGCAGGGACATCAGACAGTTCGGTGATTTTGACATATCGAATCAAGCCAAATTCATTCATCAATTGTTTGATTTCATCTACGGTAAGAACTCTGTTGAACCAACGCAATTGATCCATTCGAAGATATCTAGATCCGGTATTTGATTCAGGCCCCATAATGTAAACAGTCTCGCTGCTGAAATTTACAGAAGCTTCAGCTATTAAATTACCATTGATATAGCGTTTTACTGAATTATTCGTCACCACCAATGCCAGATGAATAAAGGGATATTCGTTGGAATCAGGACGAGGAATATTAACAGAAGAACCGGAAAACCGAGTTACCCACTCAACATAACTTGAGTATACTCGGACATAGGACATATGATCACCCTGAGAAGTTGTGGAGTAATTTAAGGACGAATTTCCATCGACAATATTCGGCATGAACCAACTGAATGTGAATGTATTATTCGGAGAGGTTTGAAACGGATTGAACCGTGTTGCCAATGCATCATTTAAAATGACCCCCTTACCTATCTTCATATCCTCATATCCGATGAGTCCACCACTCTCTATAATATTTCTATTACCAGCTGAAACAAGGCTATCTTCAAAAGTCCATACGTCAACACCGCTACCATCTTCAAAAAAATCAATTTTTGTAGACGTATTATGCTCTGTCACGGATTCTACAGTGGCTGTTCCATGTTCAGTTATAACTTGGTCATTCGCTTTCAAAAGGTCTGGAGTGACTAATTCGTTATTCTTTGTTCCTGAAAGAAGCGTTATTTTACCCCGAATCTTTGCATTAACAACAAACTCTGCCCAATCTGCGTCACCTGTATCTTGATCTGTGCTGTTGCTATAAAGCTCCGCCATATCCTCCAGAGCGGTTCCGGTGGTCGTAGCTTTGAGCACAAGAACCCACGCAACCAGCAAAATAGCTGCATCACCTTCAATAAATGCCGGGGCAGTATGAAAAGAAGCAGGATCAGACCATTCTGATTCCCCCAGCAACTGTCCTGTTTCCTTGCAGTACGCATCATAATCATTCCCGGGTTGCAATACTCCTGCAGGGAGTTGGTAAGTAAATCCACCCAGGACTTCAGGTGATTTATGCAAAATTGTGTCACCCATTTTTACCATAAACTGGGTAGAATAATGCGTGTCGGCAACATCACCGACTACAGAGAACGCACCCGCTTCCAGTTCTGGGCGTTCCTGTATTCCGGTCACGCCGTCAGTTGGAGAAAGTATTTCAGGGCGGGAAACGTAGTTGAATTCCGATTTTGTGGTAAACAAGACAACAACAGACCACGGGGACCATTGCCCAGTATTCAACCGCCAACGCACCCGGACTTTATACATGTTGCTGACCAACAGATAATTCGAAGGCATGGCAAAACGATTCTGGGCAGCGGCTACGGAATCCGGTCCAGAATCAAAAAGAGGGCTAGTGAAATCCTGGGAAGCATGACCCACCTGAACCTGCACTGCATTCAGGGCGGTATTGATGAAAATCGGAACGAACTGCCCCCATGTAAAAACAGGGGTTTCCCCTACATCTACAGCATTCTTTTCAGGTAAAATTATCTCTGGAACTCCGGTGGCCAGCTTGGTCAGCAATGCCATGTGTGCATCAGGATCCGCTTTGTGGATTTCAATCTGGTCAACCAGATAGTCAATCAAATTCGATGCTATTTCGGCCACATTGCGGAAGTCGGCAACGTTCCCAGTACCGTCAATCTCCGCAACCTTCACATAGTAATGTTTGATTCCGTCCTGGAGGTTGTCTTCAAAGCTTTCACCGAAAACCGGTACGGCCTTGGCCACTACGGTGGACCCCTGCGGAGCAAGGTAAACATCAAGCCATACGGATTTGGGCAGGTCTTCACCGGCAATGGGCAGCGGGTTTTCAAGGTCAATGCGCACCCCTTTCACGTAGGCCACACCAGCAGTGAGGAAATAAGATCCTTCGGAATGAACCAACTTGAACCCGTCACACCAAAAACGCGCATCGCCGTAAATTTCACGGTTGGTAATGCGGTTCCTCTCGTCAATGTCCGCAAGCCTTGCTGAAAAATCTATCTGCCAAGTGTCAGCAGCGACGTTGATACCGGTACTTTCTTTAGCTCCGGAGAACTCAAGCATGAAATTCCGGGTCAGGTGGTTCCCTTGGACCTGACCAGCGGTCTTAAACTTGGAAATAGTCGGCAATGTGGTTATGGCCACAACCACATCATCAGCAGAGGAGTATAGACCAATCCAGTTAAAATCATAATTCCCGGCATTGGAATCCAGAACAGCCGAATAAACGACCTGGTTGGGGTTCACATATCCTTTGTATTCAGCCGGAATATCATATTCATGGACAATCTGATCCGCAGACGGTTTCTGGTTGCTTCGGTCAATGGCTGCTTCCGGATCCGTGCCGGGGACGTTGGCGAAGATCATTTTATCAATGACCAGAATTTGACCAGATCCCTGCTTCACTGCAATCAGGTTTTCGCCGGGAAGGGTAATAATAGAACTCATAATTTAGCCTCTACTGTCAGAGTATCGTTATCAAAACCATTGCCGCGCACACTCACGGTCAAAGGCGGAATTTTCGCGTATACGGTCAAGGTGTCATGATTAAATTCTTCAGCACGGACATGGATGCTGATAGGCGTAATGACCTGCCAGTCATAACGGCGGCAAGTTCGCCCGTAATGCTGAATCAAAGTTTCCAGCAGCTGCTGGTTCGCGGATAGCTGGCTGTCTGAAAGGCGAATAGAAACTATGTCCCAATCCTGTCCGGGAATCCGTTCTTCAATTTCTACGTATCCAACACCCAGCCGCTGCAAAATTCGTTTGAACCCGGCCACACTGCCCGAATCCACAGCATTTGCCCTCGCATACTTCACCCGCAGCCTGAACAACTCCAGCGGCTCGGTATCAAAACGCTTAATATCCCGCTGCCACGCCAGCAGCTTCAGGAACCCCTCTGTGCATTTTTCCGGGTCTTGCATGTTGACCGGAATCATTGCCCAGCTGGCCAGCAGTTCCCACCAACGCAAAGCCGCCTGACGGAGTTTTTCCAGCTCTGGGCCCCCAAGCCAAAAAGGAAGTTTCAGCACCGGGATCATGCGCCCAGCTCCACTATAAGTTCAGTCAGCTGCGGCAGATCCATATCGGTCAGAATATCCCCGGTACGGTTGAATTCGATGGAAAGCAGATCAGAAAAATAGTCGTGCAGCTCCCTGTCCAGACGGGAAAGGGAAAAACGGGAGAAAGGAAAAATCTGTGTAGGTGCGTAATTGCTGTTTTCCCTGAAAGCACAACGGATAAAATCTTCAACGCCCTGCTTCAGGGCTGCTTTTCTATCCTCACTAAGGTTTGCCACCGGATAGACAGTTACGCCCAGGGCAAGCCCAGCCAGCGGCATGGGGAAACACAGCATGTCATCACCATGGCCATGGTTTCCCTTGTCGCGGATATAGTCGTTGATAGCGTCCACAAAATCCTGTGAAGGCGATCCAGATTCAATCATGATGTAGGCATTTGCGCTGCCCGGGCCGCGCGGAGCTCCGTGCTCAAAATAAACATAGTCGGTGCGGATTCCGGCAAACTGGGTGATATCGGAAGTGTAAGCCGCATCATGATGAAACTGACCGACTGCGGAAAACTGGTTCCTGCAGCGAAGCTTGAAAGGTTCGTCCTGTTCTTCATCCGCGCCGGGGACTTCCAGCCATTCAACTTCATTTTTGACAGCAGCCACACCGGGAACGGGCCGGGGTAAAATGGAATAATAGCCCGGGCCGAGGTTGTAAGCAGCTCCGGTTTTTTCCGCTTGAACCGGCACATTGAAAACCAACTCGCCGTCTGCGGCCGTAACCTCTTCTGTGGTCAGCAGCCTGTAAACGTAGCCGGAAATAGCCGGTGTTTCTATGACGGTTCCG